TTTCGTGCGCTCGCGCTCGGCGTGGCTTATGCGGTCCTTCAGGTTCACGATGTCGTCCGTGACGATGATGTCGGCGTGCTTGCCCGTGATGCTGCCTCCGATGCCGATGCCCTGTAGCTGGGCGGCACCGCGCGGCGCGGCGTAGATGTTTAGCGTGATCTCGCTCGAATTATCACGCGCAATCGCCAGCTCGCCGCCCGTCAACGCATGGTAAATATCGCGCATGATGTCCGTGGACAGGATGCGGTTTACCGTCTTGATGACCTCCGCCACGTCGCCGTCCGTTTTGCGCAGAAAAATGATGTTCTGGTCAGGGTGCCAGAGCATCAAAAGGGATATTGCCACACACAGGCAGGTCGTCTTGTAGCTGCCGCGGTGGGCTTGTAGCGTCATGTCGTCTTCGGAGGTCACCATGCGCTTTATCCAGCCGCCGTGTAGGTCGTCCCGGAAATCCGTATAGCCCAGGGCGCGGCCCAGAGCGGCAGGGTGGGTGATGAAGTACCGGGCCTTTTCCTGCGCCGTCATATCGCAACCCTCCGCCGGGCATCTTCCACCCTTCCATTTGCTATATTGAAATACTCATCATCAAGCTCTATGCCGATGAAGTTTCGGCCTATGTTCACAGCCGCCACACCCGTTGAACCGCTGCCCATGCAGTTGTCAAGGACGGTTTCGCCTTCGTTGGTGTACGTCTTTATCAGGTATTCAAGCAACGCCACGGGCTTCTCGGTAGGGTGAACAGGTTTCATAACTACAGGAAACTCAATAATCGTTTTCGGGTATCGCGTAGTAACATTATCGCGCTTTGAATACTTCACGCTTCCGTAGCAATCTCCGCTATCACCCGGCTTATGACTATTGTTATACGCAACTCCTTCACCCATTTGCGGGTTGTATCGCGCTCCCCTACAGGAGAAAACCGATACTATTTCATAATTGCTCAATGGGCGGCGATTGGCATTGAGATATTGTGTTGCTTTATTCTTTTGCCATATCCAGTCATATCGCCACATCGCAGGATTGCTCATGCGCAACGCGCTTGAAAACGGTTCAGCGCCGAACAGCACAATCGCGCCATTATCCTTTATAACGCGCCGATACTGTGACCAAAGCGGCTCAAACGGAATTACACTATCCCATTTGTTTTGTGTAGTACCATATGGCAAGTCGCACAGCACCATGTCCACGCTGCCGGCAGGGATTTCCTTCATCCGTTCAAGACAGTCGCCTTGCATCAGGTCAATCATTGCGCTTCACCCTTCAATGCTTCAAACGCTTCATCAAGCGCGGCGTGGTTCGCGGTAATGATGTTTACGTCGTTCTCGTGACGGTCACGCCACAGATCGGGGCGGCGGTTCTTGAGCCAGAAGATTTGCGCCGTAGTGTCCGGCGGCACTTCCCGTGTTATGATGACGGTATGCTCCCGCTCAACGCCGTCCGCGTCTTTCCATTTCTCAATGCGCTTTTCCTTGACCTCGAAGCCGCCCTTTGCCCGTTTAAGCAGCGCGTTTTCAACTTCAATGTCAACAGGCGCTTTGCCGCGTTTTAAGGCGTCTACAATCTCGCCATGTTCGTTCTGATACTTATATAGGGTAGACACGTTAATGCCCATTTTAGCGGCAATCTGCGCGTCTGTGAGGCCTTCTCGCGCCCACCCTTCTATGCGTGTCAATCCATCAGGTGTTATCCAGTCGTGATACTTCCCCTTCGCAATAGTGTATCGCCCCCTTCAATCCCACCTTGAATATACTTCGCAAGGTATAGGAACGGCGTATCACAGATAGCGACAAGCGCTTCAATAATCGAAGTGCTGACTGCAATCGTGATAATAGTTTGCAGGTCATAGATGCCCGCGAACGCGATTCCGATGAACCCGAAGTTCTCAAGGCAGTTACACAGAATCGTTGAGATGTTGTTGCGGAGCCAAAGTGCTTTTCCTTCTGTCCTCTGCTTGATGCGGTTGAAGATGTAAATGTCTGCCATATTGGCGATATAGTACATAACCGCGCTGGCGATACTGATACGCAGATTCAGGCTGAACAGCGTTTTCATGGCATCGTGGGCGTAGTCAAACGCGCTCGGCTTGTACAGGAGCGCAATCTGCGTCGCCACGATCAGGATAACGTCAGAGAACAGGCCCAGCTTGACGGCCTTTTTCGCGTCCTCGATGCTGTAGCACTCGGAAAGAATGTCCGTCGCAAGGAATGTCGATGCAAACATAACTGTTCCGATGGCGGTTGACAGACCGATGATCTCTGCGTTCTTAGCGGTGATGATGTTGGCGAGTATCGTGGCAATCGGCACCCACGCCATTACTCCGGCCTTGCCGAACAACTTCTTGCACAGCAGAAGGGCAGAAAAAACAAAAACGACTTCGCAAATGATAATCAGGTTATTCAAGGTATTGTTCCTCCGTAGTTTTTTATAGTGGGTTATTGCATACCACTTTGTTATCCGATAGTGACATCTACATCGAAGTGGGTCTTACAGTCCTTGATGTGATTGGTGACCTGCAGCTCCTTCGGTTGGTACTGCATGAGATGATCATACAGGATGCGGGCGGCTTCCTCGATGTTCAGTTCCTTGCCGTCAATCTCATTCATTACGAACGAATTAACCTCCATGTAATCGGGGTAGCACTCACCCGGCACGAAGTAGACCTCAAAGTCGCACTTGTACCAGTCCTGCCCGATCTTGCACTTGGCATAGGCTGTCGGCATCATTGTGATACTGGACACCTTTTCTTTATTGGGAATCTTATTCATAGACATCTTCAACTCCATTCGCTTTGAAAGCATTAGCGCGGTCAATGCAGGTACCGCATTTCCCGCAGGGCTTTTCCCCGCCCTCATAGCATGACCACGTCATCTTATATGGGACGCCGAGTTCAAGCCCCTTTTTGACTACAGCAGCCTTGTTGAACGTCACGAAAGGCGCAATGATATTCACCTTACCGCCCGTTCCTTCGTATATCGCCCGGTTCATAGCCTCCGTGAATCTCACGGAGCAATCCGGGTAGGCGTTCCCAGCTGCATCGTCTGCGTGCGCCCCGTAGTAGATTTGACTTGCGCCCACGCTGACCGCAATGCTGGCGGCAGCGGATAGCATAAGCCCGTTTCTGAACGGTACATAGGTGCTGACAGGGACGCCGCCAGTCTCCCGCTGCTGCTCGGCATATGATTCATGTGGAATAGCGTTATTTGAGCCTATAAGCAGGCTACAATCGCTTTTTGCAAAGATGGCGGATAAATCCACCTCCATGATCTCAACGCCGTAATAGGCGGCAATACGGCGGGCAGAAGCGATCTCACGTTGATGCTTCTGCCCGTAATACATATTGACCGCCAGCACATCTTCCGGCTCGCAACCCTGCAATGCCACCGCAAGGCAGGTCGTGGAATCCACTCCGCCAGATAGCAGTACGATTTTCTTCATGCTCCTCCTATAGGTGGGTCTCTGCCCACTTCTGGAACTTAATCCATTCTGTGTAGTTGTTCAAGGCCGCCGCCCGACTGTCACCAAGCCGGTGCCCCTTCGGCACATCCTTCTTTCTCATGGTGTGCCCGTCGAAATAATACAGATAACCGAAGCGGTTCCCGGTTGTCCATGCTGTGCTGTCAACACTGTCGAAGTGGCATTTTTTCAGCCATTCCAGCGCAGTAAAACCAAGCCCGTGAATCTTCGCGTTTCGTTTGTGTGCCTCCGCGATCAGATGCGGCAATGCCCCGTATTTATCAGGGGTGATTTCTTTGCTCACAATGCCGCCAATGGCAACATATCCGTATTCATCGCACATTCGTTTGAAGTCATCCAAACCTCGCGAAACGTGCCAGACAGGAATAACAGGCTGATTGGTCAATCTTTCCAGGTTTCGCCGGAGTTCTTTCACTCGAGTGTATCCGACCACCACATCAATATCCAGCTCGAAATATTTCTCGACCTTGTTTCGGTTGATGAAGTCGGCGTACCGCTCGACGTACTCATCCCAGTTGGGTGAACCGCCCTTTCCCATCATGAACGTGTATGCGCCGCTGTCCAGCAAGAAATCGCCATAATAGGGAATCAACCGCTCCGTATCATCATCGGCGTAAAAGAACGATTCAAGGATGAACGGCTTATGCTCGCGGATAATCGGGTCGTACCCCCCCCACTCCGCCATGGGGCGACCCCGGCCAAGAACAGTCGCATTTATCTCTTTCCTTGCGCATTCTACCCGGCCCGCAAGATACATCATCATCAGGGCTAAGGCCACCCCCCCCCTAACAGGGTTAGAAACGTTTGCAGGCCGTTCGGAAATCTTAGTAGGGTGTGCG